GCGAAGTCCTGCGATGCCACAGCATAACGCAGAAGGTTCAGGGTCTCAGGGTCTTTGGCATTACGGGAAGCATACTCAAGCATCCCCTTGGCGGTCGCCATATTGACTGTTCGACCAAGGGCAATCTGCGTGTTGCCTTGGAAAACACCAGCCTCTACGCCATCGTTAATCGTCACGCCAAGGCTATCCATCATCGCAGCGACGTTGGTCGGGCCAGTAAAGGCGTTAGGACCAAGCTCCGCGATCATGGCCTGAAGCGCGATAGACCCCTCTGCAACCGCACTTGCTTGAGCAGCCGCCGCCTCTTCGCGCTCGCGGCGCATCTGATTGATGGCAAGGTTCGTGCGCGTGGCTTGTAGATACGAAGTCCCAACGTCCTGAATGTAGCCCTTGAACGGACCCTCTGCGACGTTGGTCATCGACGCGATGTATTCCGACATCGCGGTTTCGTAGAGGGCAGCCGAGTTGGGGCTGTTCTCGTATTTGACAGCAAGCTCCTTGGCCTTGTTCTGGATTTCGTTTTCCATCGACTGCTGGAAACGATTCATCACCACACGCTCGTAAGCGTCACTGGCGATGAGGCCCATGAACTGATCCGGCTTGTAAGCTTGCGGCTTACCAGTCTTGGGGTCGATGGTCATTACTGCTTCCGTAGAAGCACTCATGCCCAACTCAGTCCCCTTCTTCTGGGCGAATTGCGCCCCAAGGTCAAAGAACTCGCCAGCAAGTTGATTAGCAGCTTGAGCAATCGTGTTAGCGGCGACTTGCTTGCCGCGCGCCGTGATAGCGCCAGCTTCCGATGCGCGCGCTACGCCAACGGGACCGATCTTGAATTGACGTTGCTCGCGGATCACAGCCATCTTGGTATCCCCTACATGACCTTAACAAAGCTTGTCAGGCCGCTCACCATTGTCGAGAACGCAGTCGCCCTAGACGCTCGCTCTGCTGCATAGCCAGCACGTTGAGCCGCCCTGCCCTCGGCCTTCATCACTAGAGCTTCAGTTGCCCGCCTAGACTCCTCAGCCCAGCCCATGAAGTCGGAGCGGCGAGTGTCGTCAGTAGCGATCAATCTTTGGTTCTCCAAGAAAGCAGCAACCGAACGATCCAGCTTTGGATCGCGGTTCAACTTCGAGAAGGAAGCGATGTTTGCGGAGAGGATGCTGCGGAAGAGTTCAAGTCGGTCGTTATGCCGCTGCATCGCCTCAGTCTTGGAGAGGATGCGCTCCGTCTCCATGTTGTAAGCGTTAAGCTCTGAGGCTTTCTTTTTCTCTTCGCCCTCGATTGCCGCCTGTTTGCCAGCCTCACGTTGTGCCCTTGCCGCAGAAACGGCACCAAGCAGACCCAACACGCCAAAAATGATGTTAAACATTATACAATCATCTCCGCGATGATGCCGTTGACTTGCATCGGCAAGGGTTCGTTCTGCTCGATAGTGATCTGAGGATCGCGACCATAGCCAAGGATGCGAACCTCTTTCTTTCCGCTGAAACTGATTTCGATCACGGCGCTAGACCCATTTACCTTGATGGACCCAGTGTTGCGGACATCAAGGATAGCCTTGCTGATGCCGCGAGGCTCACCAGTTACAGGGCCATTGGACATGTTGCCGTCTATGGGATTGGTCACAATCTTCGATGTGAAAGCCAACCCAACATAGGCATGAGTGAAGTCGGGGTAGTCGCTCAGATTCACATGAGCGTGACCGCCGTAGTTGACTGTCGTAAACGTGCCAAGAAACCCAAGGTTGGTTCCATCGAAGCCAATCACTTGGACGTTCACACCCACGGCATAAACCGAGCTAACGTCGATGTAGCCAGAAGAAACAGCCCCATACATGTAGCGATCAAGGCCGATGTTGCCAGTGAACTCGCAAAGATAGAGCTTGTTGTCAGTGCCCCATATATTGACAAACAAACGAGAGAAGACGCTGCACACAGACGAGAAGTCGCCAGCAGTAGTTACTCTGCTCCATGCAGCGCGGCGCTCACTTCTGTTAGAACTGAACAGAGCAATGTCCTTGTTGCCATTAACCAGCACGGCGTAGGACTCAGACGCATCAAAGGCCCCATGACACACAGTCATAAAGCTGGGCAGGCCAATCAGATGTGACGCCAAGTTGGAGATAGGCGTAGCAGCATAGGCTGCTTCTGCATCAGTGAAGAGATACTCACGAACCACAGCGCCGTCATTCTGCACAAAGATGGTCGCGCCATCAAACGGATGAGGCGAAACATACTCGCAACCATACGAAGTCTGAACCCTGATCTGAGCATTGGTCGGCGTCAGAGCTTGGTTCTGGAAGGTAGGAACGTAAAGCTCTGAAGTGTGCGCGAAGATTTGAAGGTCCCGGTTGGAAACCAGATACCTGATCTCGTTCACAGCGCCAGTCGCAGCCACAAGACTGATGGACTCGTTGTCCTTTCCCTCTCCAACATCGAAGTTGAAGTAGTCACCAATCTTGCTCATCCAGATTACGTCTGGCTCGGCAATCGTGCCACCAAAGCAAAGGCGGTTTTCGTGGAACACCACCGCTTGAGGATACCCGCGCACAGCGGAGAAGGACTGCTCATCCCAGTTGGTCGTAGGCGCATGAGAGCCTAGCGTAACGTAGCCACCACCATCCTCAGAGCTAGAGGCAGCGCCGCCAGCCGTGTAGGTAAAGGTGTTTTCGTCGATGACGCCAGTTACAGTGAAGGTGCCGTTCAAGTTGCCAGTATTGATGCCGCCAGTTGCAGCAGCGTTAGAGATCGTGATGGTTTCGCCGCCAGCAAAGCCATGACCAAGGTGAACAACCTCAACGGTTGCGCTGCCTTCGCGCGTTCTCAACGGATTGAGAACCTCCAAGCGCAGGTTCAAAGTGTCAATGACGGTGCCGCTAACAACAGTTGCGCTTGTATAGCCAGTGATCTGAATCTCAGAGGTTCCATAGCGGACAATCGACCCAACGTGAGCAGATGTCCAATGAGCAACACTGGTAGTAAGCGTAATGCTTCCAGTGACAGCAGAAGGATCAAGCGTGACGCCAGTCGCTTGGAACCGAGAGTAGGGTTGGTAAGTAACCTTGTTGTCGCGGCGATCATCGAAGGTGAACGGCGTTACCTCGAAAGACGACAGGCCAGTGCGGATCAGCATCCTCGGCATAAACAGAGGATGGCAGATAAACATCACATCGCCCAGTTGGGCGTGGGTATATTCCAGCAAGTAGTCTCGGTCGAACGGCAGAGCGTTGCCGTTTGTGTCAAGCGTGATGGTCTGTATCCAGTCAACAGAACCATCCGTGTCGAGGTAGAAGATGCGAACTTTCTGGTGTTCGACCGAGATGATATACCGCTCGTCGTCCGAGAAGGTAAACTTGAAGAGCGTAGATTGCTCAGGGTAGCTGGAGTTGTAGGTGATGCTCGGGTAGGTGTAGATATGCTTGAGGCCAGGGCGTTTCTTCACGCTTCCCTCAGCCATCACTACCATGTTTTCCAGACGTTGGGCAGATGCCGCATAGACGGGACTGTCAGTCCGCATCAATGTCGATTCACTGATCTCGCCAAACTGGAAGCTGCTGATCGGAACGCGGACCTTTTGCATCAGCTTCGCCTTTGAGCAATGAACCTCGATGTGTTGAGCTTGCGAGTCGTTTGCTGCTGCGAGTGCAGCCGACGCGCTTGAGCCATCTGCAAGTTTGCCTTGGCATCCATGATCGTCGCAAGCTGCGAGTCACGAGCCACAGAGACGGCAAACATGCTTGCCACCATATACTCAACAGCCATCACGAAGTAGGGAGGCCAAGTGTTCTCTTCAGCGCGGAACACATAGTCGCAAACCAGTTCGTCGTTCTCTGTCGCGTTGCAGAAAACCTTGCTGCCGTAGATGTCATACTCAATCGGCGCGTCGTTGACCGTCACAGCGTTGACCATCAGGAACCCTGACGGAAGCTGGTAAGCCGCATCGAAGCGGCCAGTCGGGTCAGAAACCAGTCGGTTAAGCACAGCCTGATTGGTAGAAAAGCGCCAACGAGTGTTGGTCAGTGCGGCCCGAGCGATGTCTTCATACATCGCAGCCGCCACGTTGGACTCGGCGGTGCCGTCCTCGAAAGACTGAATCGCCTGCCCTCCAATAAGGAGAGAGGCGCGCGAGCATATCTTGATCGGGGTATTTGCGACACCTGATGACATGATGGTTCGGGGGGCCTAAGCCCCCCGCTCCTTTTCT